TATTACCAGGAATTACTTTTGCGCCTTCCTTGAAAAAATGCTGCCCAAACTTCTCAATCTGATTCTGAAGAATCGACTGTAACGTGGTTAACTCTCTTGCCTGGACGGGATATCCAGGCTTGAATAAAACTCTATGAAAATCGTTAGCAGAATCAAAGTCGTCAAAATATGGGGCTACATTTAGATTTGTTTGCTGAGACATAATTCGTTAGAACTGCAAAATGATTTTAATATCTTCTTTTTGGTTGGATGATCTGGTGATTGAGGGTCTGTTATCAACGTAAATAATATTTCCTGCATGTTTTTTAACTTCAGGACCCGCAACTCCACTTGTAAATGACTGACCAAGATAATATGTCCTATTATTTATTACGGTAGTTATACCGGTGAATGAAGTGTCAATCTCAAGATTAGATCCACTTGAAGGGACAATAGTTACACTTCCTCCAGCATCTGGAGAATCAGTAAATTGCTTCAGATCAAATCCATAAGTTGGATTTGTAATTCCAATTCCAGCAGTTGTAAATCCAGCAAGAGATCTATCTTGCCAGTATTTTAAAACTCCGGTTGTTGCGTCATAATTAACAACTCTACCTACAGCAGTTGATCCAGTAGCAACAGTTTGAGTGAAGTATGAGTCAGCCGTAAAGGAAGCAGAACTGTATCCAGTTCCAGTCAATTTAAGTGCATTAAGAGCACTTGCTTTGTCTGACGTTAAAACATTTCCAGTAGAAACTTCTGGATTTTCAACTACACCAACTCTTGCAATTTGATTTCCAGTAATAAAATCTGGGTTTTCATTATCATTTTCAATTCTGGAATAAAGTAGAACGTTAAATGCACCAAGTTCTCTATAGATGTCTGCTCCATGTCCACCCTGTGGTGTCATGATAACGTCAAATGTTGGAATAGTAGTACCAGTTGGAACTCCGCCAGATTCCAGATTTAGATTTGCATAAGAATATCCAGATCCTTGATTAGAAACAGTTATTCCACTAACTTTAGAGTCTGCACCAACTGTCAAAGTGCATTCTGCACCAGAACCATCACCTTGAATAGGAACTCTTGTGTACGTTTGGTTAGCAGTTCCAAGACCAACACCAGAGTTAGTCACGGTAACAACTTTAATTGATCCATCAACTGCGTTGTCTCTTACCGCAGCATTATCGTTTGATGTTGACCAATCTGCAGGAACTGGCATAAAGTCTGTAGATTCAAACTTTACAACCTCGTTTGGTTTGATAGTGTAAAGATACTTCCAAAGATAACCATCACCACTTGAACCAGCAGATCTTGGTTCTAAGTCAGTAAACGTGGGTTCATCAAGAGATGGTTTACCGTTTGGATTGTTTGGATCAGTTCCATTTTGTAAGCAAGCATATATTCTGAAATCACTATTCATTACATAGTAAAATGCAGAATATAAATTAGTGGCACCAGAAACGGCTCCAGTGTTGGTGACACTATAATCATGTCGGTACATATCATATGTTGTACCAGATACCCAATTTCTCTTAGGTATTACTTGCCTCACATCACTTGAATTAATTTTTTTCAATGCAACCATGGTATCCCAATAATCATTCTCCTGAGAGAAGTTGTCTTTGGGAGCAGGTGGATTGGAATCCCAATCATCCTGGTAATCAGATGGGTTTGGTAGACCAATAAAAGAATAGTAAGAATTTGAACTGGATGTGATTCCAGAAACAAAATTCTTAGCATTCAAAATTCTAATTTGATCAGTTATAATTGCAGCCATTTTATGCCAACTTAATGGAAGTTTTTTTTATTTATTAGGTATTGGATACGATGTAATTCTTGGACTTCAATTGTTGAGATCTTTCGACTCTCATTGATGTGTTAATTCCAATAATTCCACCGCTCGTATAAGCAGAGTAAGAGTTGTTTGCCGCCCTTGATGCTATGACCATCTTACCCCAACTATACTCGCCATAACCGGCAAGAGTGGTTGTGGAGATAGTTCCAGCAGTTCCGAACGCGAATGTATTATTAACATTTACAAATACTCTTCTGAATACAGAAGTTCCAATTCCAATGATGTTCCGCTCAACATTCTGAACGCTTTGAACGACGTATATGTTATCAATGAAGGATTTGCCAACACCAGCAGTAGAACTGTCTTGGAAATCAATTGATATAATGGATGTAGTTGAAGATCCAACGTTAGAGTTGGAAACAATAAAGTAATCATTTACACCCAAAGAACTCAAAGTTACCGCAGTTCCAACAATTGTCGGTTCTCTCAGTTTAGATTCATATGGGATATGAAGATCAAAGATAAACTGAGTAGTAACTCCACTGACGGTTGTAGTTCCAAATCCAACAATGACTCCAGAATCACCAAGGTAATTTGTAATCAAGTTTTCTTCTTCCTCATCAGTTGGAGGAGAAATCAATACAACAGGTGGTTTGTCTGTGGTGTATCCTGTTCCAACATTAGTTGGAGTCAGAGCAGAAATAGTTCCACCTGCACTAATGGTTACTCTTGCGGTAGCAGTTGTAAACCCTAATGTTACATCTTGTTGTGCAGTTCCACCAATACTTACAGTGGCAGTTGAATAACCAACACCACCATCAGATATAACCAAAGAAGAAACTGTTCCTGCTGCACTTACTACAGCAGTTGCAGATGCTCCAACCTTAGTTGCCTGTGAGACAAACTTAACTTTCTCCTGGAAAGTAAGACTTGTATTGTTTTCATTTCTTCCGTTGAACAGAGGTCTTACTCTATCAACATAGATCATTGTAGATCCAATACCAACAGACTTGGTGATATATGCAAAAGGATAGATGAGAGGTTCATACAACTCTCTATCTTTTGCTACACGTTTTTCATCAATAATCTTGTCTTCAGTTTGTCTACACCATACTACAGGTCTAAGCAATTCTTCGTCTCCAGTATTACCTGGTCCAAAATATGGGAAGGTCTGAACAGAGTCGGTAGAATTAATATTAGTTACAGTTCTTTCCTCTTCTTGTAGGAACTTATCCTGTCCACGAGCAGCGTCGTATCCAAGAGTTAATTCATCACCTTTCTTAACTGTTTCAATGATCTCTCTGAAGATAACATCAGTATCATCACCAGTTCCCTTGAAGAACAGAATCTTACAGGTATCACCGATTTTAGGAGCTTCAGAGAATGTAATAACACTACCACCTGGGAACTGATAACCCTGACCAGGTTCTTGAAGAATATCGTTGACGGTTACGACGAGAACCTGCTCAACATCAACCTTAGAACCTCTTGGTGATCTAATGGAAATTTGATTCCCTGCGAGAGTAATATTAAATGCCTTGGTAACACCATCAAACAAAGCAGATGGATCATCAAGTGCTTGTAGAACACCAATGCTCCAACCAGTGAATTCATCAGAGAATACCTTTTGTACATCTAATTCAAATTGATTGAATGTTCCAGAAGTAGGAATTCCAGTTAAACCACCGACAGGGATAGTCAAAATTTCTCCTGGTTGGTATCCAACACCTTTATTATTAATTGAGAAATCAATTACACTTGAACCACTACCAACAACAATATCAACTGTTGCATTCAATCCAGAGTTTGCAGTTCCAACATAGTTAAGAGGGATGTTAGTATATGACAGAGGATTATCTACAAAGATACTTAGAGGTCTATTAACCTCACCGCATCTATTATAGAAGTGTGGGCAAGTTGATACTCCAGTATTGGTTTCAAAAGTAGTATCATTAATAACTCTCAAAACACTTGATCCATTAGCTGCTGAATCAGTTCCACTTGCAGAATTATTTTTCTGTCTTGGTGCGATAATCGTACCTTGAACTGATCCTCCACTTTGATAAAATGTTGGAACTGTAGAAAGTCCAGTATTAACAATAAATTGAGTTGTACTTAGAACTTGAGTAACCTTTACTCCGCAGTATGCAGGATCAGTTGTTCTTGGATATGTGTGAGTGCTTCCACCATTGTCAAGACCACAAGTCATCGCAATTCCAGTAAGAATAACATCTTTTCCTACTAAGAATTGGTGTGCTCCAGATGTAGTGATAGTTGTTACACCTGAATTATTATCATAAAGAAGATTTGTAACATTCTTTGGTGGAGAATATGTACAAGTGAAAGCAATACCAGATAATTTGATTACTTCGCCAGAAGAAAGTCCATGTGCTGTGGATGTAGTGACAGTGGTTAGACCAGTGATAGAACTATATCCAACATTAGTGATGGATTTTTCTCCATAGAATAATGCAGAGGTGTTAGTCAAACTAATATTTGTGGAAATATGTCCGCCAACAATCGTTGCAAATCCCACATGATAAGTAGATGTTTCGACTCCAACGCTCGTGGATCCAGCACTAATATTAACGATACCTATTTGTGGATTGTCAATAGTAATCCGGGTCTGAGTTCCTGGCGATATTGTTGTACTAATAGTGTCACCAGTTCCAATTCTTACGAAAGTTGATGCAACGGAAACAATTGTTACGGGAACAAATGCTGTTCCAACTCCAATGGTGCAGTTAGATCCAGTATTAAGAGTGCTAAGAATGTCAAATACACTGTTAACATTATCAAGATATAATTCAGTTGATCCAATTCCGACTGAATGAGAAATATCAGTAAGAATTTCATACTTAGTGGATGCACGATATCCAGAACCACTATTCCCTATTGCAATTTGAGAAATTGTTCCTGCACTCGAAACAACAGCGGTCATACCTGCAGAAACTAATGGTTGATATCCAGAACCCTCAGTAGAACCAACAGAAAGAAGAACACCGCCAAGAGGAAGATTTGATGTATTAGCATCAGTAGTTGTAGAAGATGCTGTTCCAGTAAAGGTGACAGTAGTAACACCAAGATTTTCTCCCATGGTATAATCTCTACTATTTCCTGGACCTTGCAGAATATCATTAATTAGGATAACTGCATTTCCTGTAGAAATTCCCGAAATATCGGAAGATCCTGCA